ATGTCTATGCTGGTATCGGCTTGCAATATACAGGACCGCGTCCGACTGCACCTTTAATTAAACCAAAGCACACAGGGAAAATTCTAAATGAAGTGTGGGGCAGTGATTAGTTGTGCATAGGGATAGAGAAGAAGATGTGCCCTTATTATCAACCACTAGGCTAATGATATCAAGGGTTAAGCATATTTGGTGGCGCTGGTTATGCACGAATAGATTTTGAGCAGGAATGAGAGATATTGATATATTTGCGGTGTTTAATTGTGCATATATGAGGATAGTTTGATAGGCGTTTAAACGATGTTTAAATAGTGATTAAGGGCAGCCGCGATGGTTGCCCTTTTTTGTGGGTAATGATTAAGTTGGAAGCCGACCTTTGGGTGAACCGCCCCAAGCTGGGACTTCGTTTGGAGTGGTGATAAGCTCGAAAGTAACCCCGTTCATTTCAGGACGTATTTTAAGCTCAACGCTATGCCAAGTAATAGGGCTGTCCACATAGATGTTGTCGCAGTGGATATAACTGTCGCGCCCTAGATCTGCAAAGGCTTGCGGACTAATATTTATATGCTCAATATGCAAGTCTTCATCCATTACAGCTGCTCTACAAGCTTCGTTTAGTTGATCGCTGATTGACTCTGACATAGTAGACCCTTTGTTAAGTATAGCCTGAGTATAGCACTACGTTCTGGTACCGTCATCAATGAGGGTGCCAGAAGCGCTAATCAGGCAGGTCATAGCTTGTGTGGATGACTTGGCCGCAGATTTCGATGTTGTTGGCTGCCATGTCCGCCTTGGTAATGTCTAGTGGCTCGTAGAACTTGTTGTCGCTGATGAGCCTGAGACCGCCGCCTATGAGCCACTGTGTGCGTTTGACGTAGTGCCTGTCGTCAATGCGGATGACGTAGACCTTGCCGTCCAACGCCTGTGTGTGCTCACGGTTGATAACGACAACGGCGCTCTCTGGAATCGTGGGCGTCATAGAGTCGCCTTTGGTAAATAGTGCTGCTAATGACTGCTCTCTTAAGCCACGTGCGGTCAGCCACTGTCTGCGGAACGCTAGATGCTTGGTGGCTGTGGCCTCACCTAGACAGACTGAGCCATTGCCTGCGCTGACTTCTACGTCATAGGCGGGTATGTAGGCATATTCGTCGCTAAGGTCGTCTGTATCGTGGCTATATGTTGCCTGAGGTGCGTTGTCTGTGCTCGTATTTTCACCAAAAATAAGATAGTGAGGTGTAACATCATATAGCCTTGATAGTTTTTCAAGCGTTTCTAGGGATGCTTCCCTACCGCCAGTTTCCCATTGTTGCAGCGTCGTTGTGCCGATATCAACACGCTTTGCTACTTCCCCTCGTGACAAGCTCTTGTTTTCGCGTGCTGCTCTAAGGCGACTACCTATTTCTTGTCTATTCATCAGCTTTAATCCGATATTGATACTTTACAGTTAAAAACCGTAAAGAGTAAAAAGAATGGTTATTTATTTTCACTTTTTACAGTTAAATAAACCCCTTTTATATCAATACGTTACCTTTATTTAGATGCTTTTCGACTAATATTTAACTGTAAAGTGTCTTTTTACTGTTTACAGTTAAACACTTTACGGTTAAAATGAATACATTCAATGAGCAAAAGGAGTTATTGAATGTATTCTTTTCAAGGTCAAAAAAAGATGCCAGAAGATTGGCATCAAGCCGACATTATAGCGGCTATCAAAAAAGCAGGAACGAATATGTCAAAGCTGTCAGAGGCAAGCGGTTATTCCCGTAACAGTTTGCGTAATGCTTTGTATCGTCCTTATCCAAAGGCTGAACGTATTATCGCAGGCGCTATTGGCGTAGAGGCAAGCGATATTTGGCCAAGTCGTTATTCTTAAACAGTCAGTTTTTAACAGGATAAAGGTTATGGAAGTTAAAAAATGGTTGAATGCGCAAGAATTGGCCGACTATCGGTTAAAGAGTTTACCATCAACAAAAGCTGGTGTCATCTATCGAGCGAAAAAAGATGACTGGTCTAACCGAAAACGGTCTGGACGTGGTGGCGGTACTGAATACGCCTTTGACGGTCTGCCTGCTGATGTACAAGCAGAAATCAAAGCCAAGGCTTATAAGGCATTGATGCCCAAGCAGTCAACAAAGGCGCAACGTGATATCGCGGTGATCGCTAACCGTAGTATCGACACGCTAGACAGTGACCAACGTGCGACTGCTGATGCTCGTTTACGCATGACCTTACTGGTCGATCAATACGAAGTGTCTGCGGGTAGTCGCACTGCTGCTATCAAGCTGGTGTCTGAGATGAGTCGTGATTTGGCGCTGCCCGTTGATGAGACAACTGACTACAACACGGTCTGTGCAACGGCTTTGGCTAAGACTCGCGGTAAGGCTGGTGTCGGTGTACGCAGGTTGCACCAGTGGTGTCTAGATGCTGCGAAGTGTGAGACGCCAACCGAGCGACTGCTGGCGCTTGCCCCGCAAAAGCAAGGACAGCCTGTTATTAAACCGACGCGTATGGAGTGGATGCCAGACTTTATGGCGGTCTATCGTAATACCAATGGTCTGAGCATGGCTGAAGCGTATCGCACGTTTGAGCTGTCATACGGCGCGAAACATGGCGCTGATGCTGTCCCTCACTATGACGCGGTGCGCCGTGCGATGGACAAGATGCCGAAATATGTGCGCGAATGTGGCCGTCTGACTGGCGCAAGCATGAAAGCACTCAAGACCTACGTAAAACGCGACTGGTCAACGCTGGTCAATAACGATGTGTGGACTGGTGATGGTCACAGCTTAAAGATGAAAGTCGCTCATCCTGACCACGGCAAGCCGTTTACACCTGAGCTTACGCTGATTATGGACACGGCCAGTCGCTATATCGTTGGCTGGTCAATGGCTTACTCAGAAAACATGCTTGCTGTTGGTGATGCGCTGCGTCATGCGATGACCAAGCACGGTATCCCTGCGATTTACTACTCGGATAACGGCTCTGGTCAGAAAAACAAGACGTTTGATACGGATGTGATCGGTATTTTTCCGCGCCTTGGTGTCCATCATGAGACAGGCATACCAGGCAATCCACAAGGGCGCGGCATTATTGAGCGTGCCATGAAAACGATTGCCCATCCTATCGCTCGTGAGTTTGAAACCTATCACGGTCCGAACGTTGATAGCGATACACATCGCAGAATCAGTACCGCTACGACAAGTCTTGCCAATGCACAGGCTGCGGGACGTGAGGTACTGACGCCTAAGCAGGCTTGGGCTAAGGGCAAACTACCAAGCTGGCAGCAACTGCTTGATGTCACTGAAGCGGTTATCCACTGGTACAACACAGAGCACAAGCATACCGCGCTTGGCAATGTGACCCCAGCGGCGATGCGTCAACATATCTTTAATCAAATGGATGCTGAAGACATCATCCTGCTGACTGAAGTCGAAGCCCGCGATATGTTCCGCCCTGCGGTGAGCCGTAAAGTACAACGCGCATGGGTCACGGTCTATAACAATGAGTACTGGCATCAGGCGCTAGAAGCGTGGGACGGCAAATATGTCGATATCTTTATCGATCAGCACGACGCGTCAACGGTCATCATCCGTGACAAAGACGGCAGTTATATCTGTGATGCCATCCTGAATGGCAATAAGCGTCTGGCATTCCCTGAAACACTGGTCGAACGCACCAAGCGTCAACGTGCTGAGACTCGTATCAAGAAATTGGATGAGAAAAAAGCACAAGCACTTGCTGAGACTCGCCCAACTATTGAGCACGAAAAAGCGCAGACATTGCACGAGCTGATGCCGACGACTGTAACACCAGAAGCTAAGACCGAATATTTTATGTTTCTCACAGATGCTGAAGACACTAACAAAAAGCAAGCTAAATAAATAAGGACATTAATCATGAGTATCGAACTATTAAAAGCACATATCGAAGCCACTGGCATGAGTCAAAAGCAGGTCGGCTCGCAGCTTGGCTACTCTGCCTCAGTTATCAATCAGTACCTTAAAGGGACTTATGGCGGCGACGTTAAAAGCATTGATAAGGCGGTTGCCGAGCTGACACAACGCCAAGAGAGCAAAGCGACTGACGTGTCGAGTGAGTTTATCGCGACGCCAACCGCCAAACGCACGCTCGAAAGCTGTGGTTTCGCTCACGCCATGAACGACATGCAGCTGGTCATTGGTGATGCTGGGCTGGGTAAGACGATGGCGCTCAAAGAGTATGCCGCGCGTCATAGCAATGTGGTGATGCTGGAAGTTGATCCGACCTTTAGCGCGAAAGTGTTACTGACTGAACTTTGCAACTTGCTGGGCGTGACAACTGGACGCAACAACAACGCGATGATGACGGCTGTGATCGAAAAGCTCAAAGGCTCTGACCGTCTACTCATCGTCGATGAGGCTGAGCTGCTGACGCTGAACTCGCTTGAGATACTGCGCCGCATCCATGACAAAGCTGGCATCGGTATCGTGCTCGCTGGTATGCCGCGCCTACGCGCCAACCTGCGCGGTGCGCGTGGACAGTACAAGCAAATCTATAGCCGTATCGGCATGGTGCATGATCTCAAAATGCGTCTACCTGCTACTGATATCGCGATGTTTTGTGAGGCGGCACTGGGTACAGATGCGTTTAATGAGCGTTTAGAGAAAGTATCAGGCGGTAATGCTCGTCGTTTAAACAAACTGCTGCGCGGTATCAATCGCCTCGCTGTGATTAACAAAGCGCCAGTCACGGTAGAGATGATTGATCGTTTTGCCGATATGTTGATTGATTAATAAGGAGATTGAGATGTCTATTAAAGTGAAAAATGCGCGTGTGGTTTATGACGTGGATTGCCCTGTCTGTCCTGTCACTCTCATCTACCAAACCACTGCCACAGTGCGAGGCATGAAAAGTGAGCACCTAAGTATTGGTCACTGTACAAACTGCGGAACACGCGTATCTATCGACTATGACAAGTCAACAAACATGGTCGTCGCCACGGTTAAGGAACTAAAAGATGCAAACTAAAAGAGCAAAAGTAAGCACCGCTAAGATGGCGCTGATGGCAAAGGTGCATATCGGTAAAAAAGAGCTGGGCTTGGACGATGCGACTTACCGCGATGTTCTGGAGCGTGTGACTGGTAAGCGTAGCTGTAAAAAAATGCTGATTGGTGAGCTGGAAGCGGTCATCAAAGACATGGAGTCACGCGGCTTTACCTCAAAAGCTGCGCCAAAACACGGCAAAAAACCCAGCGTCATCAGTCGTCGTCAAAACCTGATAAACAAAATCGAGGCGATGCTGGCGGATATGGGCCTGCATTGGAACTACGCACACGGGATGGCGGACAGTATGTTTGGCATCAAGCGTCTGCAATTTCTGAATGACAAGCAATTGTACAAAGTAACCCAAGCGCTGAGCGTACATCAGCAGCGATCCGCCAAAAAAGCGGCAGCAAAAGCAGCCAAAAAAGCGGTACCAGAACCGAAATGAACGCAAAAAATCGCAAATGAACGCAAATGAACGCAAATTTATCAAATAAACACAGCTGGAGCCGCCAATGAGCAAGCAACACATCGACATCGACGCATTAGTAAATGAGCTGTTACCTGAACTACTACCAGACGTTGTTGTCGATATCTCTAACCTCGTTGGTTATGAAACGACGCTGAAACTTGTACAAGCCTTTGGTGGTGTTGATTTTCCGATGCCAAAAGGCGAAGTCTCAAGTGCTGCGATGGATAAGTTGATCGCAGCGATTGGCGAAGATGCCGCGCGAAAGCTTATGCAAGCCTTTGGCGGTGATGATGTCTACATCCCACGCTGTCATGTGGCGCTGATACAGCTACGCAATCAGGAGTTTCGCCAAAAAGTGATGATGATGGTCGCACGCGGTGAGACACAGACCGCTGCTATCCATCTGTACGCCCCGCAGTACGGATTTACTGAGCGCTGGGCTTACAAAGTGCTACGCGCTGAGAGCAAGCGAGCTGATACGCAACTGAGTTTGTTTGATAACTGATTTTTAATTTTAACCCTGATTTTAACCTTAACGAAATGGTGATGATGATGACAAATACGACGATGAAAAAACCGCCTACACCGCTTGATGTGCCAGTACTGCCTAGTGCTGATGACTATCGTGACGGCATGAACAAGCTGCGTGCAAAAACCAACTGCCCAGTGCTGAGCACTGATGAGCAAGCGCTGGCTGATGAGCTGCGTGAGTTTGATTGGGATGCGCCTGCTCATGATGACTATCCCCATCCGCTGCGCCCCAGTGTCGATGAGTATCTCAAAGAGCAATACCAGAAAAATATGCTCGCTCGCTATCCTGACTTTGAAGCGGCGACTGAGAACGACATTGCAAAGCTGAAGCTGCAAATGGATCAGATGTACGTCTTTAATATGGTCATTGTGGTGTTTTTGGGCGCGTTGTGCGCGCTTGGGTTGTGGCTGATTTTTTTGATGGTTTAGGGAGATAAAACGATGCTAGTTAGAAATAACTCTAAGCGCGAAAGCGACATCACGGCAGATGACGCTACCGAATGGCTAAAACATAATCCGCACCGTACAGCCGAGCACATGACAGGCAAGCTGGCACCAGATGCAGTGATATGCAAATTGCGTCGCTCTACCAATAACGCTTGCGCTAAGCCTCATCCTGATACATTGATGGATAGTGCTGGTCGCCGCATGAATCCGACAGCTGCTCGTTATACAAAGACGATACGCAGCATTGAGTCGAAGCTTAAAGATGGCAAGGTCGTTAACCATGCGGATTTTGACGGCTATAGCACACCCATCATCGTCAAGATGGTCAGACAGCTACGCGATAAAGGGTGCGACGTACTGACGCTCACTAGGCTAAACAAGGCCGTCGGTTGGTGCCTTGCATCGACCGTGCTAGATAACCAATCAATTAATCCAAAAGGAACTAACGATGAATAACCAAACCCCAAACGCCACCGCCCCTGTCATCACTGACACGCCTACCCAAGAGCAAGCCACCGCCGCCGCGCCTGTCGTGCCTGACGGCTATATGGTGAACGCCAAAGGCCATCTGATCCCTGTCGATAAGGTCAAACCTGTCGATAAGCTGCGTGATGAGCAAGTGCGCATGATGATGAAGCACGCCAAGGCGCTAAATGAAGACATGAAGCGCAAAAAGATCATGCTGTTTGCCGCGTTTAACGACTTTATTACCCTCTCGGCTCAAGAGTATGACGTGCAAATCGGTGGCAAAAAAGGCAATACAACGCTGTTGAGCTATGACGGCAAGTTTAAAATCCAATTGGCCGTCAGTGAGAACATCGTCTTTGATGAGCGTCTGCAAGTCGCCAAGTCACTGATTGATGAGTGCCTGACTGAGTGGACGCAAGGCAGTAATGACAATATCAAGGCGCTGATTAATCAGGCGTTTCAGGTCGACAAAGAGGGCAAAATCTCGACGCATCGTGTACTGAGTCTGCGCTCGCTAGATATCAATGATGATAAGTGGCTGCGCGCGATGGAGGCTATCAGTGATGCGGTGCAAGTGACCGACACTAAAGAGTATATCCGGTTTTATGAGCGGGACGATGAGACGGGCGCGTATCGTCAGATCGCCCTTGATTTTAGTAATTGTTAGGGGGGGCGTTATGGAATATATCAATAAAGACTGGATGGTGATAGCAAGCTTTGCGCTATTGGTTATAAGCGTTTTACTTATACATTTTTTAGGATTTAATCCAAAAATGCGCCCCTTTGTTGCAGTAGTGATTAGCGCCGCGCTAGGTTTGATGGTTATCGGGAGTCGCTCATGAGCATTAAAACCGTTATTTTTGCGCCAAATCCAGCAGGTATCACAGCTCTTGATATCGATACCGAAAAATGGGTCATCAAAAGTACGTGTGCTCATTTAACTGGCCTATACAATCGCGCTTGCCGTATTGCCAAAAGTGGCAAGCGTTTGGAGTATCGCCAAGGCGACAGATATCAGGAAGTCCCTGCCGATATTAAATCAATAACATAAGGCGGACATGATGAAACGACAACAACATGACCCAAACGCAGCGCCAAGACGTATCAAGCGATATATCAAAAAGCTAAACAGTCGGCTCAATGAACACGGCATCATCGTCCGCTTTGAGCGTGAGACTCGCCATATCGTTATTTGTAGGCCCGCGTCAAGACAAGGTGATTGCAGCGTCTATCTGAGTGAAGTCAGATACAAAAAGCTGATGCAATTAAAAAACGCTGATTTGGCGGCGTATTTTAAAGCCTGGCATCGTGACAAAACCATCCATCAATTACCAAAAAACTTATCAACGACAAGGAAAGTATCATGAATAAGCAAGAATTAATCAAAGACATGGCTACTAGCGCTGGTATCACGCAAGTCGCTGCGCGCGCTGCCTTGCAATCGTTCCAAGATAACGTCATGTTCGCGCTCTCCGATGGTGAAGATGTCGTGCTAGTCAACTTCGGTACGTTTAAGACAAGTCAGCAGCCTGCGCGAATAGCACGTAATCCTGCCACTGGTGAAGCTGTCAAAGTCCCTGCCAAAAAGCGCGTGAGCTTTGTCGCGGGTAAAGGGTTAAAAGAGGCTATTAACTTATAAGTTAACTAATCATTAAACGCCATTTAAACCCCTATAAAGGCTGGCATTGAGCCAGTCTTTTTTATACCGAATTGGAGTAACACTATGTCAAAGGATCGCAGTATAAACGCCCTTAATGGCCACCTGCATGACCAGCTCGAACGCTTGCTAAACCCTGATCTAGAAGGTGAAGCCATCGAAGCTGAAATCAAACGTAGCAAAGCCATTGCCAATCTATCAGCGCAAATCATCGACGGTGAGCGCGTCATCAACGAACGCGCCAGAATCATTGCAGAATATGCGCCAGAGCGTATGGTTGAGACGCTTATGCCAAAGGAGATTACCAATGCAGGGTCGAAATAAACGCGCTATTCCTTACTCAGATGCCGAACTTAGCTGGATAGAGGTTAATCAAACGGGCATCAGTCGCAAAGAGTTGGCGACTAAATTTAACGCAAAATTCAAGCGTGAGCTGAGCGGCGACAACCTAGGCGCATTGTGCAAACGTAAAAAATGGGCAAATGGCCTTGATACTGTTTTTAAAGAAGGTCAAGAGTCGTGGAATAAAGGTACCAAAGGACTGACTGGTCGTAACAGAACGTCTTTTAGAAAAGGTCAAATGCCGCATAATCACAAGCCCATCGGACATGAGTATACAAACACGCAAGGCTACATCATGATTAAGGTCGCAGAGCCGCGTAAGTTTGAGTTAAAGCATCGTCATGTGTGGCAGCAAGCCAATGGTAAGATACCAGCGCGGCATGTGATACGGTTTTTGGACAACGATCGCACCAATTGCAGTCTTGAGAATCTGATCTGTGTGCCGGTCGAAGTCAATGGCAAGGTTAATCACCGCGATGAGCGATTTGCCGATGATGTCGATATCAATAAAGCCGTGCTACTGACCGAAACCCTTAATCATCATGTGAACAATAGAGCGAGGTAAACCATGACTTTAGACAATACAGACTACAAAATCATACTCGATGCGCTGTACGTGCTTGCCACTGACGATGAAGTCGATATATCACAAGAAGTCTTAGAGCTAGGTGCTGAGCGCGAGCGCCGCTTGCTGCTATTGCGCGAGCACTTTAGCAAGCTTGAGCACAAATCACGCCACACTTAACCAAATTACTGCCGATATCAACCCGCTGCCAGTCCTCTGATAGCGGGTTTTTTAGTGCCTACCTGAACCGCATCATCTAACCGCTCTATCTCAGCATCATCATAATGGGCTTACATCAATTATTGATATGAGCTTGTTATGTCTGAGCAAAATATTGTTGCAGAGCGAACGCAGTTTTTTGACTGGCTACGCTCTCAGCAAACATCCAAATCACTGACGCAAGACAATGTCGATGCCGCTCATGTGCTGCTACGTCAGTTTCAAACTGCCGAGCTGCAAGACCTGCTTATCCGCATAGGGCTTGCCAAGCCTGCTGTGCTGCTTATCCCGCATAAAAACCCGCCAAAAGCCACCCGCGCCGACATCATAGCCGCTGCTAAGCGTATCGATGTAGAGCCTGCTGCTATCAAGGCGCTCAATGATGTCGAGTCGCCAAAAGGTGGATTTTATGCAGATGGGTCGCCCGTCATCTTGTTTGAGCGCCATAAATATTATCAGGCATTGACCGCGCGCAGGTGGTACACCAAGCGCGATGAGATGGTCGATAAATATCCTGATATCTGCAATTCAAGCAGTGGTGCATATAACGCCCGCCCTCAATACGACAAATTAGAGATTGCCGCCACGCTCAATTGGGACGCGGCGCATGAAGCTTGTAGCTGGGGATTTGGGCAGGTGATGGGCTTTAACTGGCAGATGCTGGGTTATGAGTCTATCCGTGATTTTGTCACGCGAATGTATGAGTCGGAAGGTCAACAGCTGGACGCGGTATGTCGCTATATCAAAGCGACTGGGCTAGATAAGGCGCTACGTCGCAAAGACTGGGCTGTATTTGCGCGCGGTTATAACGGCAAGGACTATCAGCGCAATGACTACGACAATAAGTTGGCGCGTGCGTATGCCAAAGCTAAGCGTGAGGGCTGGTAATGACTTACTTAATGCTTGCATGGCGATGGCGCTATGAAATTTTGACGTTGTGCTTTGTTTTTGCATTTGCCACTGCTGTCGATAGCTGTAGCAAAAAAGCTGAGCAGATCAAACAGCTAAAGACCGAGCACGCGCTTGAGCTGACGACATTAAACGCTGACTATCAGACCCGCGCACGCAAACTGGAGCAAGCTAATTATGAGCAAGTTATCACTGCTATCAACGATCATAAAAAGCGCGAAGCGGCTAATGCTCGCGCCATTGCTAGCGCTAATACTGCTAATGAGCGGCTGTCACAGACTATCGACCGACTCGCCGCCAATGCCGAAACCGACGCCACCTATCGTGCTCAGTACGCCGCTACCACAGGTCAGCTACTCAAAGAGTGTAGCGGATCAATTACAGCGCTGGCAGCAGCGGCTGACGGACACGTCAACGACATCAGACTCTTGCAAGATGCAAGGTAGCTGCGAATGAGCGAGGTAAAAATGAAAATCAAACCCGTAAAAAATTGGCGAGATGGCTGGAAGTGGCTTAGCAATTGGGCGTTTGTGCTCGTGGTTTTTTTGGCAACAACCCCGTTACCACCTGAGCTGCTCATGTTACTGCCAGAAGAGAACCAAAAACAAGCCATTGCTATCGTCGCGTTTGCGGGACTTATCCTGCGGTTTATCGATCAATCAAAAAGAATAGGACGCGATCATGAGTATTGAAGACGTATGCGGTCAGATTATTGAGCTGACCGATGAAGACTTTGCTGACACTGAAGCTGAGTGTCTGAACCAAGCAAACTATCATCATCCGTTAAAGCCTGCGACCAATGTAAAAATGCGCAAGCTTGGACAGCACAATCTTAAAACTTTAAGACTGCTCAAAGCGCTGCAACTGCATCTTAAGCAAACCGAGCCAATGGAAGTCGAGCTGTAGCATGGACGATCTCATCGATAAAGCCAACGAACAAGCGCAGCGCCATCGTGACGCAGTCATAGCAGCCGCACGGCTTAAACAGCAAGCGCTGACGCCTAGTGATGCAACTCATTGCGAGGACTGCGAAAAGCCTATCGGTGAGAAGCGCAAGCAATACATGCCGTCTGCCACTCGCTGCATACCTTGCCAGAATGAGTTTGAAGCATGGGAGCGCAGACGATGACTGATACCTTGATTATGTTTGCACTCGCTACCGTTGTCACTCTCGTGTCTACCGTGTTTTGGCGCTGGGTCAGCTCTATTAGCCAAGTCCAAGAAAAAAACGGCAATCAAATTGATACGGTTGCGGCAGACGTGGCCGCGCTCAAGGCTGAAGTATATCGCGACTACCAGAGTAAAAATGAGTCGCGCCATGATAATGAGCAAATCCTTGAAATGCTCCGTGAGATTAAAACAAACGTCTCAAAATTGAACGATAAACTGGACAAAAAGGCGGACAAGTAATATGCCAAACCAGCAACAGCACTACAATCAGCACCCCGCCACACAACCCGTAGACGCATCTGACGCGCCTAGTGAGGTCGTCCAGCTACTCGGCGATATCAAAGCGCAAAATCAGACCATGATGAGCCAATTTGACGCACTAGAGACTAACATCAGCAAGCGCGCCACGATGGCGGGTGCGATGGCAGGTGCATTTACTGGTGGTGTGGGCGGTACAGTCGTTAGCCTTGGCATTGAGCTTATCAAAGCTAAGTTTGGAGGCTGATCGATGGCGCACTCGCAGGCTACAAAAGACGAGCTACGCAAAAAGTACATCTTTGATGGCCTATCGCTAACAATGGCGGCTGTCACAACTGATGTCGGCTATGCAACCGCACAGCGCTGGAAAAACCAAGCAGCTGATGCAGGTGACGACTGGGACAAAGTCAAAGTTGCACACACTATGGCGGGTGGCGACTTAGAAGACATATCGCGACAAATCTTGACTGATTTTATCATCCAGTTTAAAGCGACGATGGAGTCTATCAAAGCGACTGATGATATTGGGCCAGGACAGCGCGTTGAGATGCTGACTTCCCTTGCCGATGCTTATAACAAGACCGTCGCATCAAGCCGCAAACTGTTGCCTGAAACGTCCAAGCTGGCTATCGCGCTGCAAGTACTGGAGCTGCTTGCTAAGTATATCCAAGAGCACAAGCCTGATTTATTGATTGAGTTTATGAGTGTGCTTGATCCTTTCGGTGATTTGATATCTAAGGAATTGAAGTGACCGAATTTGAAACCAAGCTGCTTGAACGATTAAAGACCATTAGCAGTCAGCTGTCATGGGTTTGTATCTGGCTATTTATCATTATGCTAACGACGTGTGCGAGATAACATGAAAAACAAAGAGTTTGCTGATCGCCTAAAGGATATTGCCCGTGCGCTGCAAGCCGACATCGATGCGCACTGCAATGACTGGGATAATGATCCTGCTGCGATCAAAGAGCGCGTTGAAAAAGTCAATGATAAAGTCACAGGCTTTGAGTACTTTGTCACGCACTACTTTCCGCACTATCTGCGCAACCCGTCGCAGTCGCAGCTGCATAAGTATCTGTTTGCTCGTCTACCACAGATATTATCGTCTGAGCGCTCAGAGCTTGATGCTTTGGCCGCGCCGCGTGGTGAGGCAAAATCAACCATCGTCACCCGTCTGTTTGCCCTGTACTGTGTTGTCACCGATCAGAAGAAATACATTGCCATCATCTCTGACAGTATCGATCAGTCGGCTGAATTTTTGCAAGCCATTAAGACTGAATTAGAAAGTAATCCGCGTATCAGTACCGACTTTCCAAAGATTGTTGGTGCAGGCCGTATCTGGCAGTCGTACACGATACATACTGCCAACGGCATTAAAATCCAGTGCGCGGGCGCACGCAAAAAGATGCGCGGCTGGGTACATGGTGCGTACCGTCCTGATTTGGTGCTGCTCGATGATCTTGAGAACGATGAAAACGTAGAGAATCCAGATCAGCGTGACAAGCTACAAAAGTGGCTATTACGCACGCCACTAAAGCTGGCCGCCGCTGGCGAAAAAATGGATGTCGTCTACATTGGGACTATCCTGCATTACGACAGCGTGCTCAATCGCATCTTAAAGAATAAAGGTTGGACGACGCGCGTATTCCGTGCATTGCTCGAATGGCCCGACAACATGAAACTGTGGGACGAATGGGAAGCCATTTATCACGATGAGGGCGAAGCGACCGCTATTGCGTTTTATCAAAAAAACAAGCGCAAGATGGACAAAGGGTCAAAAGTATCTTGGGATGCGCGCCCTATTCTTGAGCTGATGATTATCCGCGCCCGTGATGGTCATAGCAACTTTGACAGCGAGTTACAAAACGATCCTGCTGCTGGTGAAGACTCGCCATTTACCGATTCAATCAATTACTGGCGTGAGCTGCCTGCGGGGCTGGTCTACTTTGCTGCGCTCGATCCGTCACTTGGCAAAAAAGGCGCTAAGCGTAAGCGTGGTGATCCGTCCGCTATTGTCATTGGTGGCTATGATCGCTTGCATGGCAAATTATATATCGTATTGGCAGACATCCAGCGCCGCACACCTGACAAAATCATATCTGATGTCATCAAATATCAAAAAGAGTACAACTGCATGGGCTGGGCAATTGAAGCGGTGCAGTTTCAGGAGTTTTTACGCACTGAGATTGTCAAACGATCCGCCGCCGCTGGTGTCCATGTGCCTGCAATCGCGGTTAATCCGCACAATGACAAAATATTGCGCATCACCGCACTACAGCCACATATGGAAAACGAGTTGCTGTTATTGCATCACAAACAAAAGACGCTGATTGCACATTTTACGCATTTTCCCAAGCACGAAAACGATGACGGCCCCGATGCGACTGAGATGGTCTGGAAGCTTGCGACCAGTTTTGCTAGAGCCGCTGCGACGCCAATGTCTGCATTCAACGTCCCTCAGCCAAGCTTGTACCACAATTAGTGATAAGGATAGATTATGTTTGGCATAAAACCTAAAAAGCAAAAAGTAGATCAAAAGACACTCTATGTCGCTTTTGATAGTGCGCTTGAGAGTAGCGATGCGGTCAGCGCTGACGTGCTGCTACAAGAAACGGGCAAGACGCGCCAAGAGTTGCTGGACGCAGTGATGGCAGATGACGAAGTGCTTAGTTGTCGTGCAGATATTGAAGGTGCTATCAGCGCCGCTGCTTGGCGTATCTGGGGTGATGACGTCGATGAAGCGTTAATCAATCGATTGTATCGCATGTTTAGGCGACTGTATAAAGATTTTGAGGGTATTGCGGTACTGGCAACTTTTAACGGCTACTGTGTCGGTGAGTATGTGTTTAAGCGCGAGTCTGACGGTTTTTTGACTATCGATAAAGTCTTATCAAAAGATGGCGAGCTAGACAATTACACGCCTCAGCGTGATGGCTCGGTTTTGTTGGCGACAGAAGATGACGCCATTGAGATCAATCAAACGATTAAGTACCTAGTGCTTACCAGTAAGGCCGTTCCCGCGCGTCCTGCGGGTGAAATGATGATTGTCCGTGCTTATCCTGCGGTCGCACTGCGTCGCCGCGAATGGGCGTATGCAGGTCAGTTTATTGCCCGTTACTCACAGCCCTACGTCGTCGGTATGCAAGGCTCTGACAGTGGGTTTGGTACGACGCTTAGCGACTTTACCAGTAAGATATTTAGCTTTATCAATGGCGGTGCTGCTGGTATTGGTAAAGACGACAAGATTGAGATGCACCAGCTGTCAGGTGATGGTGCTGCGTTTGAGTTGTTTGAGCGTCTTGCCAATCGCCGTATCCAAAAGCTGCTACTGGGACGCGTCAAGACCAGTGAGCTTACCGCAGGGTCGCGCTCAGCGCAAGAAACGGACGATGAAGCCCGCCAAGACCGAGTGATGTCCTATCTAGGGCTGATGACTCGCGGCATACAACATGCTATCGATGCCATTATCGCGGTAAATCAAGCATGGGGTGTGCCAATAAACGCCCCGCAAGGCATCTGGTTTGAATATCCAGTCGTCAAAAAATTCAGCAAAGACGAGGCTGAGATTGACGCAAAATACGTCAGTACTGGGCAAGTGCGCTTGACTAAGCAAAGACTGCTCAATGTCGGCTATGAAGAGTCTGAGTTTGAGATTATTGATAATGCTGCGCCTGCACCGACACCAGTACCGTCTACGCAGCAAATACTTGACCAGCTATCACTGCAATACAAGCTGTCGCAAAACCTACCAACCATCATTACTGACCCTGCGACGGATGACGACATCGAGCAAGAGCGCGGTTTGATGGAGCCTAAAATGGCTGCACTCCTTGCACTGGCGCAAAAATGTGACAGCTATGATGAGCTAAAGCTAGGGCTTGCCAAGCTTGATCTGCCTGATGAGGGTTTGGTTGCCGACCTTGCTGACAAATTGGTCAATAGCTTTACTGATGGCCTAGGTGTCAATAAGGACGATAAAGATGCCTGATGCTTATACGGATGCCAACTTTAACATCTTGCCCAATGCCGAGGCGATTGCTGCTTTTAATGCAAAGATGGTTGGCTCAAGCTTTAGTTATCTAGATGTGCTGGCGCATGAGCACGCTGTCGCCTTTACCGTCGCTAAGATGATGGACGCTGATATGCTGGCCGAGACTCGTGATGCTATCAGCGCAGCATTAGAAAACGGTACGGATTTTCGTGACTTCCAAAAGCGTCTGAAGCCGTATCTGATGAGTAAAGGCTGGTGGGGTGAGCAAGTCATGAGCGACCCAAAAGACGGCTCAGTACAAAAAGTACAACTAGGCTCAACCCGTCGTCTACGGACTATCTATCAAACAAACCTGCACACCGCATACGCGGCTGGTCAATGGGATCGTATACAGCAGACTAAAGACGCACTGCCATATCTGCAATATATGCCGTCCTTAGCAACCCGCAAGCGACGCGACCACAAGCAGTACTATGGCATCATTAGACCTGTTGACGACCCAATCTGGCAGCAAATACTACCGCCAAATGGTTACGGGTGTCTGTGCTGGGTTAAGCAGCTAACACGCGCCCAAGCCGAACGTGCGGGCGGCGTCACTGAAGATAAAGACATCGAGTACGAGGAAATTGAAAACCCACGTACAGGCAAGACAGAGCGTGTGCCGACGGGTATTAGCTTAAGCTTTGCGCATAATCATGGCGATAGAATTGGCTCACTACTAAAAATTGCTGAAGGTAAGCATGGTAGTGACTTTGCCAAGCAGCTGCAAGACGAGGCTAATAAGATACTAGCACGCTACAACGTACCTGAAATAGCAACGGCTATATTGCCCGCTGCTGCTCAGTGGCAAGAAGCTGCTGCCATTGGTAAAGAAATCTACCGCAAGCACGCCGAGACATTTGATGCCGTCGATTTGGATGAAGCGTACGCATTTTCAGATGCGCTTATAGAGGTCATGGAGCGTGAGGGCGTGCCCACTGGGGCGCTTGCTAAGCTTGGCGGTGACAAGACCAGTGAGGTGCAAGCGATATTGGGGCGCTATCCGTCATCGTGGGTCGATAAAGCCAATGAAGCTGGTACGACCTATGTCAGAGAATTGCCGACTCGTGCATTTCACTTGTATGTTGATAGCGATCAAACCTCGAACGTCTTAAAAACACAAATATCAAGGCATAAGCAGCTGAAAGTGTTTGCTAAATTCGTCGATGATATTGCGCCAGGCGACAGCTTTATGAAAGTTGGCAAGATGGCAAAAGGTAAGATGGATGCGGCAAGCTTTGATGTTGCCATCCATGAATACGGTCATCGTTTACAAGCCGTCATGCCTGAACTAGACGCTTATTTTAAACAGCTATGGATAGACCGCACCAAGGGCGAGCGCACGCGACCACTGGCGCTGATACAAAAAGAACGCGGCGAATATCCGTATTACGCACCAAGCGAAGTCGGCCGCCGAGACAACTTTGCCAATGTCTATATCGGTCGTAACTATGGCAGTGATACAGACCCTAAGCCGCTTGAGCTGATTACTATGACGATGCAAACAATCTTAGGTAGCGGTCAAGCGCAATCGCTTACGATAAAACACTTGTTAGATAATGACCCTGATATGCTATACTTAGCCATCGCCTTATTGACAAGATACACGCCATGACGACCATCGACTTTATGTTTGATAGCCAAAAACTGACTTTAGACCTCAAGAAAGGTTTATTGGTCGGTGATCGTGCTGCCAAAAATAAGCTGGTGGCTATCATCGATAGTGCGCAGTCGGCAGCGGTGTACTACGGCTCAGACTATACGCCAGTCCCTGCGATTGCGATAGACGACGCTTATCGCAACATTGAGCAGTTTGCTACTTGCTTGATGTTTGAGTTGCCTGCTGATGAGTTCCCAGCTGCGCTATCGCCTTATGTTGCAAAATGGCCTGATGATTTGGAGCCGCTCACAGACGATGAGCAAATGGCCGCTGAGTTGTTAGACGATCTAATGATTTATTAGCATCGTATCAATCAAGAAACCCACCCTAATCGGTGGGTTTTTTTGTACCTGCCGTTTATGACCCTCTCAATCATAACCGCAATAGCGTTTAACACCCGTTTAATCGCTCGACTGTGAGGCGCAGACGACAAAGCCCTACCCTTATGCGAATAATCCCTCTATGACCGCTTAAATCGCAAATTTGAGCAACTTTACTTTTTATGCGTGACTACCTGAACCGCATCATCTAACCGACTATAGCATCGACCATCATAATGAGACTTTATCGACACTCTTTATTTTACGTTGTCACGACTTTACTCATTAGCTGGACGTCATTATGCCAAAAGACCATAAAAAGCCAAATATCTACCTGCTCTCTGAAGTCAATGTCGCTGATGCCCCTGCTGATGCTGACAAATCCTTGCCGCGTAAGTTTAGCGGTGTCGCCAATAGTGGCAAGCCGTTTAATCATTACGGTGAAATGGTTGTCGTTGACTTAACTGACATTCAATACAAAGCAAACGTCCCAGCGCTATTGCTACATGACCGCGCCCAACGTGCGGGCTTTGGCACGTTAAGCGTTGAAAGCAATCAGTTGATGATGAATGGCTTACTACTTGATAACCAGTTTGGGCGTGAAGTCGCTGAAGAGTCAGATGCTGGTTTTCCGTGGCAAATGTCAGTCCACGTCAATGCTAACAGTGTCACCGAGCTGGGACAGAACGAGACGGCAACCGTCAACGGTGCGGAAGTTACTGGGCCTTTAGTTATCCTCAAAAATTGCAGTGTCAGCGAAGTCTCCTTTACGCCAACGGGCGTGGACTCTGAAACGAACGCGGTTGCTCTTGCTGACAGCGGCATCCCAAAATCAACCACTCAACCTAATACACAAAAGGACACCACCATGACTCCTGAAGAAATCGCAGCCCTACAAAAGCAAGTCGCTGACCAAGCGGAAGAAATCAAAACCCTCAAAGAAGAAAAGGCCGAGCTGGTCAAAGAAAAGGCTGAAGCTGAAGCCGAAGCAAAAGCTGCCGCTATCGATGCGCAACTGTCACAAGCTGGTTTTACCAAAGCTGAAAACGGCGAAGGCTGGGACGGTATCGGCAAAGCAACAATGAATATGCTGCTGTCTGCATCGCCTGAAGATGCCAAAGAGATGATCGGTGATTTGCGTGCGCCTGGTAAGCAAGATGGAACGCCAGAATGGTTGCTCAGCGAGCAGCACAAGCCTAGCGGTAATGGTGGCGGTCAAGACCGTCAGTTGTCGTCTAATCCGATGCTTGCCAATGCTGAAGCACGCGCCATCGAGGCGTCAAAAAACTATATTTAAGCGATAACCGTGCTGGGCAAACGTCCAGCGCGGACTGATGTTTCAACCACTTATTAGCTTTATCGATTAATCCTAGGAGCACAACATGCCAAGCGAACCTTACGTCACTATTGGTGATATTTTGAAGTCTGAAGCAGACCCGAATAGCCGTATCGCCATTCCCGCCACTGCCGGCACCAAGACTGGGCAACTGGTCAAATACACCGAGCGCAACGAGTATCTCATTGCGTTGACCGACGAGACAAACGGCGAAGTACTGGTACAGCCGCATAATTGCACTATCTTTTTGGGCAGTATCCCGCAAGCTAATATCGACGCGGTGTTTACTGATGAAGAAGGTTCGGTGCCACTGACAGTTGCCACGTTAAAAACCCAAGGCGATCTGTACGGTATCAAGTATATCGGCACGCCTAAAGCTGCAACCACTTAAGCGCTGACTAACAGCCTTTTAAACCCGATCTAAATCATATTTAACGCAGTATCAATATTAGGAATTACTTATGCCTTTATCTAACGACAGTCAGTATGGCGTAGTGCCAATGACCGAGGCAATTAACCGATTGCCTGCCAATCCTACCATTATCCGCGAGCTTGGCTTATTTAAGCCGCAGTACGAAAGCACAACGTCTGTCGCTGTGGAATCCAAAAACGGTGTATTGACGCTAGTCAATGCCGTGCCTCGTGGAACGCCTGGTGATCCTGTAGCAAGCAATCTTGGCAATCGTCAAGTCTTTGAGATGTTGCATTTGCCTAAGAGCGATATTGTCCGCGCTGATGATGTACAAAACGTGCGAGCTTTTGGTAGTGGCAACAAAGCGCAAACGGTCGCTGAAAAGGTCAATGACAAACTCGCTGATATGAAGTCAGACATTGAATATACCCGCGAGCATCTAATGCTTGGCGCATTGTCAGGCAAAATTTTGAACGCTAACGGCGACCCAATTGTCGATATTTATGATCGCTTTGGCCTCACTCGCCAAACCATCACCTGGACTTTATCGGCGACTAATAGCAATGTCGGATCAATGATTGACAGCGCCGTGCGTAATTTGAGCAAAAAACGTGGTGGTGAGCCAGTCAATGGCTGGATCGTGCTTTGTTCACCAGAGTTTATGGATGCAGTTATCTACCATAAGACCGTCGTGAGCATCTATGAGCGCTATCAAGAAGGCTCTGCCTATCGTAGCGGCGATACGAGCGTCGGTTTTGAGCATAAGAAATTGAAGTTTATTAACTACGACCATGTATTCGACTCTGGCCTACAGATCAAAGCAGGTGAAGCGATTATTTTGCCTGCTGGTACCAAGAACACGTTTAAAGAGTTCTTTGCCCCTGCGGATATGTCGTCCACAGTCAACACCAAGGCGCTACCGTACTACGCAAGTCGTGAAAAGCTCGATCACGACAAGGGCTGGAGTCTTGAAGCGCAATCTAACCCATTGCCGCTGTTACTACGTCCTGAGCTGGTCGCTACGCTCAAAATGGCCTAATCGCCTTTCCCCTTGACTGGCGACAGTCGGTCAAGGGTCTTTATACAAACTCTAACCAGGACAAAATCATGAGTGATGATAAACCAAAAGTGAAAGGCTATCGCCAGTTATCACCAGCTGAAATTGAGCTGATGAATAGAGTTAAAGCAAAAGGCGCAGAGATTGGCGAGTTAATCGCTGAGCTACGCGCTATGGACGACTTAGATCAGCGCTGGATTGCTACTGGTGCAACTGATATCCAAAAGGGCTTGATGTGCGTCACGCGCGGTATCGCCCAGCCTGATAGTTTTTAGGACTAGCCATGATAACCCAACAAGATTTAATCGACCGCTTTGGCGAAAAAGAACTCATCAAGCTGACCGATAGAGACAATTATCAGGTCATTGTTGAGTCTGTCGTTGATACGGCCATTGCTGACGCTGAGGGTGAAGTCGCTTCATATTTGCGATCAGCCAATCTGGTTAGTGTCGATGCGCTGGGTAAAGTTATCTATCGCAATGGCGCAAAACTGCCATCTGATCTAGCGCTGCATACTTGTAATATCGCCCGTTATTATCTGTATGGCAACGGTACAACCGAAACGGTCGAAAAACGCTATGACGATGCGGTTAAGTGGCTCGATAAGGTCAAAAAAGACCCAACGATGCTAACTGGGCCTATCGCTGAGCAGCCCAGTGCTAGTGGTGGTATCAGCGTCATACCTCAAACCGTTCCTAATCTCTATCAGGACTGACTATGCAGATCAATGTCAACAGTCAATTACCAGAGCTACGTGACAATGTCAGCGAGATCTATCTCAAGCTTGGCGGCGACTTAACGCCGCTCATGCGCGGTGTGGCTGCTGTCATTGAAAACAGCACCCGCGATAGATTCCGTACCAAGACCGCGCCTGATGGCTCGACTTGGGCAGACCTCAAACCGTCTACGCTTGAGGCCAAAAACGGACGTGGTAGCAAGATGGTTGAATATGGCGATCTCATGCGCTCTATCACTAGCCACGCCAACAGTACGTCGGCGGTAGTCGGTACAGATAGACCGTATGCCAAGTATCACCAGACTGGCACCAAAAACAGCGACGGCTCAGAGCGTATGGAAGCCCGTCCGATATTTGGTATCTCGACTCAGGATCGCACCGATGTACTCGATCTCATGAACGACTTTATGGCAGGAGTAGTCAATGGCTAATGTACCAGCTTGGAGCGACAACGCTTTGGCGTGTTACCCGTATTTGCTTGAACGCTTGAACGAGGTGACTCAAGTAAAGCGCGTGTTAGAAGCGGCTGACTTTGCAGCGATTAGCGGTGCTAACCGTACTCAAGTTCCGCTTGATGGCGCGGTCTATTTGATACTAGATGGCTATACGCCAACGTCAAGCAATGGCAACAGCCGTGAGCAGCTGATAGAGATTGGCTTTAGTGTGATATTGACCAAGCAGCAATTTACACCTAACCCTGCGGCTGACGATGTCGGTAAGACACTGACAGCAATATCAAAAGCGCTACAAGGCTTTGATCCAAAGAATGAACAAGGCCAAGCGTTAGTGACCGAGCCATTTGAGTCACGCACCCCGCTACCGATCCAATACGAAGATGGTTTTGCTTTTTTCCCGCTGCGCTTCACCGCTGAAGTAGCAATCTTATCTGATAATCAATAAGGATTTACCATGCTCAAACGATATCTAAAACCTATTTTGGCGACTTTACTTATAGGGTTGGCGACAGGCGTCAAAAACTGTTTTCAATCGCCACTCACTGTAAATAAAGATTACGCCATTACATATTCAGTTAGTACTTTGGACTTTCGCGCGCCTTGGTTTTTAATTGGGCATAACGCGCGTAATAACCGCCGCACTAAGTCTAAAAAGTAAATTTAACGTTTTATTAATATACGTTTGTACATCCATTAAACGACATTTAAACCAGAAGGAATAAGCACATGGCACAACAACGAGGCAAAAAGTATAGCGGTGATCTGTATGCTCGCAAATGGGGCACAGACGACGGCTTTGAAAAAATCGGTAACGCCACTGAGCTGACCACGAGCAAAGAGTCTGAAAGCAATCAGCTCACCAGTACAGGTCGAGGAGAATATGGTGAAGTACTAGAGTCAGAAAGCGTGCCTGGCGCGACTGAGATCTCTATCAAATTCAACACTTTTGATAAACACGCTCTGGCTCGCGTGATGATGGGCGAAGCGGTTGATTTATCAACCACGCCTATCGCGTTTACTGATGAGCCGTTGACCGTTGGCTTAAACTGGCTAAAGCTTGCCTATCGTGACATCGATGAGACGACGCTGGTACTGACTGACGATGCTGATGCGGTCATCGATGCGACGACCTATGAAGTCAATCCACGTCTAGGCTTGGTGCGATTTAAAGATACGGCCACCGTCACCGCAGGCGCTGATATTACTTATAGCGGCTCAACCAAAGGCTCGGCAGGCTATCAGATTGATGCCAATACGCTGACGTCATTACCGCTTGAGATGTACCTTGACGGTAAGGATCGTATCTCTGGTCAAGATGGCATCTTAGACTTACCACACGCCGACTTATCAAGTGATAGCGATATCAACTGGTTTAGCGACGACTGGTGGGAAGGTGGATTGTCTGGCCCGCTTATCAAAGACCCAGGCAAGCCGACCATGCGATTCACTGAGTACAAGCAGCAGTCTTAAGCGTAATCGCTATATAGTTTGATAAACACCCAAAGAGCAGTAGACAAATTTTGTTTACTGCTCTTTTTTCGTATATGATGCGATAGATAATATGCTTATATCTCAGGTGGAATATGAAAAAGTTGATAGCACCATTGTTTTGTATGATTTTGGCAGGCTGCGGGGGTGGTTATGATGAGATTGACCAAAAACGAGGCGCATTAATCGGCAGTGACCCCTCAACGTCTAATCCGTCTAACCCATCCAACCCCTCAACGCCCAATCCATCGACTGAAGGTTTGTGGGAATATAACCAAACAGGTACATCAAGGTTTGCTGAGATACGATCATCAAATACAATACCGACGTCTAACGAGCTTAACGATGCAATCATGATTGTTCGTATACAGAATTTTATAGATTCTGCCGGCACACAAAAAGACTATTTGACAATTACGGTGTTGTTTGCAGATACGGATTGCCTAGTTAACTGCCAACTACGTCACAAAAAAAATGGCAGTACTAGCGGCGTCTATCGCGTCAGACAGAGCATAAACGGTGTATTCAACGAGAATAGCTTTGCGTCAGGTGATATGGAGAAACTTATAAAGCAGATTAAAATATCAAACAAATCAACGATTAGTGTACCGCTAATAGGTGTGCCAGATGCTGAGTTTGAGTTTGATTTTTCTGGCTATGATTCAGACTATATGGATGCTGATCGTTAAATTATATTTACCTAATAAATCATCAATAAACCTAAGAGGTTGATATGGCAAGTAAAATACAAGAATCATTGGAGTTTTGTCCTACTTGCAATCGCAAGACGGTACATCTAAGGCAGACCAAGCAGATGAGCTGGGGGTTGCATATATTTTTTACGTTTATAACGTTTGGTGGTTGGCTGTTGATTTGGGGATTGATGGCTGTTTGGCATGGATTGACCAAGCCTATTGGGGGTAAAAAAACCTGCTCACAGTGCGGACTTGAGCACTAACTACCTGAACCACATCATCTAACCGCTAGCGACCCAATCCGTAACAATGACCCTAGTAATTTACTAGGGTTTTTTTATGGCAAATCGCTTAGATACTGAGCTGCTCATCACTGCTGGTGTGGACGGCTTACAACATATCGACAAGCTAATCGCAAAAATAGAAGAAGCTGGCGGTGATACCGAGCAGCTGCGCGATGCTGCCCGCCGATTGAATAGCGAATGGGATGATTTGTCCGCTGAAGAGCAAGCCTCTAGGCTGCGTGACCTTGGCAATGCCGCCAATAATAGCGCTGGTGACTTAGGGCTGTTGCGACGCCGTACAGATGAAGCAAACAATTCAACCGATAGACTGGGTCAAGGTGTCGATAGCGTCAAAGGTGCGCTCAATGGCCTAAAAGGGTTGATAGCCACCCTTGGTATATCGGTCGGTGCAACAGAGCTGCTAGAGATGGCAGACTCTTACAAAACCCTAGAAGCAAAAATAAAACTAGCCACTGGTGAGGGTGTCAACTTTATCAATGGCTTTGGCGGTGTGCAAGATATCGCTAACGAGACTTTTACCAGTATAGAGGATACAGGCGAGCTATTTGCTCGTATTAGCCGTGCTGGTAAAGAGATGAATCTGGCACAGCAAGACGTGCTATCGGTTACTAAAACGATTAACGAGGCGATACAGCTATCAGGCGGTAGCGCTGAGTCTAATCAAGCCGCGATTACGCAGCTGATCCAAGGCTTGCAGTCAGGTGTCGTACGCGGCGAAGAGTTCAACTCCATTATGGAGCAGTCGCCACGCCTCGCACGCGCGATGGCAGATGGTTTAGGCGTCACATTGGGTCAACTACGGTCAATGGCAGCTGAAGGCAAGCTGACATCTGAGGTCGTCATCAATGCGGTGCAATCACAAGGCGAAGCGATCCAGTCTGAATTTGATGCGATGCCACTTACGATTGGTCAATCGTTAACACAGTTAAAAAACAATTTTTTAAGTTTCGTCGGTGATATTGATAAGCAGCTCAATTCATCAGGCGGCGTGTCGTCTATTATCCAGCAAATGGCAGAAAGCTTAGATGATATCGATCCCGCTACCGTTGATGCCGTAAAAGAGGCATTTGCCCAGCTTGGCGAAGTCGCTCAATTATTAGGCGAAAATGTATTCACAGTAACAGATAATTTAGGTGAGGTCTGGAACGCTTTTGATGGCACGACTGCTGCTGGTGAAAAGGTTGGACTCTTAACTAAGATAGTTCAAGAGCTGTCTATTTTTATCGGTCATATTGCCGATGGTGTCAAAGGTTTACAAATCGCAAGTGACCTCGCTTGGGGCGGAATGCTTAAGGGCATCAGCTTGCTGCTCGAAGCCTACGCCAAGCTAACAGGAGGCAGTACTGACGCCGCTGATGCCATGATGGCAAAAGGCGACGAGATGGTCGCCCGTGCCAAAAAGAATGCTTTAGAATTTGAATCATCTGCGGTCGCTGCTGCTGATAACGCTGCTAAGACACATCAACAAAGACTGGATGAAACAGCGGTTAAGTCACGTCAAGCGTATGAGCAAATGGCTGCTGACGGTACAGCATCAGCGGGTAAGATTCAAGAAGCCTATGTCAGAGCGGCGCTGGACGCTATCAAAGCCAATGGTGATGTCGTCGATGCAAGATTAGAGGCTGAGCTTGCTGAGCAAGGTCTTCAAGCTGAAATTAGTGAGACAGGTCGCGTTACCATTGTTGCTATCGCTGAGCAGTCTAGAGCAATGCAAGATGCTGCTGGCATCTCAGAAGAGCTGAGCCGCGAGATTGATAAAGCCTCGGCATCGTTTAAGACGCTAGGTCTTGATGCTGAATATTTTGCAACTGGCATGGATAGTAAGGTCACAGCGTCTCTGTCCGCATTCAGTGAGGTGGCGCAAATAGCGGGTGACGATACCGCTATGCTCGCTCGCGCCTATGGCGCTGCATCTGAAAAGGTCGGTACCAATGTCCAAGCTCAAGCCATGCTTCAGCAGCAACTACTTGCATCGACAAATGGTAACAGCCAACTCGCTGACGAAGTCAAACGTGTCGCGATCGAGCAGAAAAACGCCAAGAGCGCGGCTGATGACCAAGCAGTGGCACTATCTCGCCTCGGCATCAGCATGGATGCCGTCAATCAAAGCATGAGCGCATCAGGGCTTGAGATGGTGACGACGCTACGCAATGGCATCACCGCTATCAAAGAACAAGCCACCAGTGCCGATGCCTTAAAATCGGCGCTAACTCAAGCATTAGATACTTCACTTGCTGCGGCCAAGACCAAAGCAGATTTTGAGGCTATTAGCCAAACGCTTAAAGCGGCTGGTGTGTCTGGCCAAGTCACTGCTGAGCAAATGAAGCTACTACAAGTGGGTATGCAGGGTGGCGCTGATGCGGTAGATGCGCAAACCAAGGCGTTAAACAATAATGCTCTCGCAAACACCTACAACACCAATGCCACAGCTGATAACGCAAATGCCAAAAAAGAACAGGCTGACGCTGCTGATAAAGCCGCCGCCGCTGTTGCCAAGTCTACCCAAAACGAAAGCGCGAGCCTTGCGGTCATGCAGCAGATCACAGGCACTATCAAAGCCAAGATAAGCGCACTTGAGCAGATGGGCGCAACCACTGAGCAAGTCGATGGCGTCTGGCGCAGTTTAACGGACAGCATGAATGGCATGAAGTTTCTAGGCATCGCTGATTTTGCAAGCAACATGCAGCGTGTCGATGATGCTGTCAGCGAGCAAATTACCAGCTTTGAGAATGCCAAAAATAGAGCTGAAGAGATGACGCAAGCACTCAGTGGTAGCGCTGTGACCAGCCGTGACCTCGTCGACGCTCAGCACGCGCTGCGCAAAGCAACGGACGCCAATGTGCAAGGCATGATACGCCTAGATGACCAAACCTTAGCTAATCTACAAAACGCTATCGACGGTGCTCGCACCCGTATGCAAGGACTGTCTGACGATGCCAAAAATACTGCCGACAGCTTAGAAGCAACGCTTGCGAAACTACAAGGCAACGAAGACAAGGCGCGCGACATAGAGCAAACCCGCAAACTTACTGAGCTTGAAGAAAAACTCAACGAAGCCAAAGCCCGTGGCAATACTGAAGAAATAGCTCAGCTCAATCGTGCCCTCGCTCTGCAAAAGCAAATCAACCGTGAGGAAGACAAAGCGGCTCGCGAGCGTGAACGTCAATCTCAGCAAAGCAGCACACCGCAATCATCTACTCGTCAGTCTAGCAACACTAATCCCGCCAGTACTGGCAGTAATAACAATGCAGTTGAGGTTGTAGACGCATTGGATGCACGTATCGAAGCTGCCAAGAAACAAGCGGCAGCTGAAGCAGTGGCAAACTTTACACAGCAACTCAAAGACGAGGCGAAACGACGCACATGACCTGGACACTAAAACGCAATACCGATCAGGCGTTGATGAGCCTGCACAACCAATACCACTGGATTGATGAATACGCGTGGTCGTCGCTTAAGCAGTCAGCGCCCGTCTACACGTTAACAGGCGCGACGGACATACAGCAAGGCACGATGCTTGCGGGTCGTCCCATCACGCTTGATTGTACCAATGCTCGCATCAAGCGCAGCGAGCTTGAGAAACTGCAAGCGTGGGCGCAAGTGCCTGAGCTGACAATGACGCTGACGCATCCTGATGGCCGCAGCTTTACCGTCCTCTTTGCTGCCCCTGCATTGACTGACATAAACCCGCTCAAAGTCATACGCGCAGGTGACGAGCATCCAGATGACAAGTTTACGGCCAACATCAATTTATTGACCGTTTAACTGGCTATCAAGTCGGCATTAAACCCAATTTAAAAGCAGCTCAAAGGATTATTAAATGGCAACTGAAACCAAGATTAACCGCAGCGACTTACAGTTTTTCCCGTCTGAACGCCTCACTGATAATGACGATGGCGGTGGAATGCCGCTTGGTACGCCCATATCTGGCGAGGCAAACGAGCTGTTTAATCCCATCTCAGGTATTGCTCGCGTCAACGGCGGGTTTTACTCACGTCTTGTCTATGCTGGCGTACTACGTGCTGATGACGAACCATTGATCGGCTCGTTTGCTGCGATCACCAAGCCGCCTTCTGATGAAACGGTCAGCTATCTACTATCGCGTGCGAACAAGTTTGGTGAGCTACGTCATGAGTCGCTTAATCGCATTGAGGCGTATAACGTGGCAACGATTGAGTCGCGGATGCTACTGCTATCAACACAAAGCCAAAACAGTCGATTAATCCAAGCGTATCAGCGCGTCGGTGAGCCGCTACCATTGGTTGGTGATGTCTATTGTCTGCGTCAGGACAAAGCGGGCTATCCTAAAGTTGAGCAATACATACAGGTTACTCGTGTCACGTCTGAGGATCGTACCTTTACCGCGCAAGACAACAGTAAAAAAGAATTTACGCGAACAGTCGTCAAAATGGAGATTAGCAGTCAACTAGAGGCTGACTTTGTCGGTAGTGATTATCCGTCCGAGAGCTATATTGACAACCCGTGCAAAATCCGTGAGACCGCTGTGGCAGACGCAGCGCAGTATTATGGTGTTAAGCCATTAGCTGCGGCCATTGCCAAAGACACGCAAACGCTAAAAATCCCAAGCTTGATGGAAAAAATTGTACCAACGAATCAGATTGAAACGTTTTTGACAAATCTGACGGCTGCTGGTCAACGTCAGACATTGCTTGATGGTGCTAAGGCAGGCAGTGATGGCGTGGTCACGTTAACTGTCAATAAATCACATAGTGCTGGTAGCACCACGTCGATATATCTAGGCAATGCTGCTGTGCCTAATACCGTATTTATCTCCAATAATGGCAGTTTAATCGCTGACAACGGTGGCACATTGATGCAAGGGGATGTCGCTGTCGGTACGATTAATTATAGTGCTGGTGAGATACTCATTAATGCCGTGAATTATACGGGCTATATCAACTCTGTATCGTTTAGACCTGCTGGTAGCGAGCTGCAAGTAGCTGACACAGCTCGTGAGGAAGTCACGATTAATAATCGTGGTAGCAGCTGGACAAAAAATATCAATCCGCCACCAGCGCCAGGCAGTCTTATCGTCAGCTATCGTGCGCAAGGGCGTTGGTACGACTTGCGTGATGACGGCACAGGTGTACTACGCGGGGCATCAGCCGCTCATGGCTCTGGCGATGTTAGCTTTGTCACTGGCGGCGCAAAGCTAAGTACGGGCGAATTGCCAGATGTCGGCAGTGCAATTATTTGGTCGTGGGGCACACAGGCTCGCTACTTTAACCGATCAGATGCTGTGCCAACGGCAAAGATGGTGCTACAACTGTCGCAAGCAGCAGTACCCGCGTCGATTTCGATTGGCTGGAATGATGGTACGGCAAAAACGGCTGTCAGTGATGCGCGTGGTAATATTACTGGCAGCTGGACAGGTAAATACAACAAAGACACCCGTCAAATCCTCATTGATACAGGCGCTAACTTCAACCATCCAGCGGGTTTACTAGATATCACTGTGAGCTACAGCAGCGGCACAGCTAATGATTTTAATATCACATTATCAGCGCTAGATAGTAACGGCGACACAACATTTACCGCGCCTGATTTTTTACCAAACACTTTATCTATACGCTATCAGACAGCATTGCCAAGTGGTTACACTGAGTCGATTAACGGCTATATCGACAGCATGGTACGTGATGATGGTGTTGGTAACTTGCTCAATGATGCTAACGTGATTGTGGGCACTATCGACTACGAGACAGGACAAGGACGATTCAATCCCGCTGTCACCAGACGTCTGGCAAAAGCGATATATTCACCTAGTAACTTAGTGCTCGTCGCAAACGGTGGTGCATTTGGTAACGGTGGCGGCTCTGGCGGCGGTATTTATATGCAAAACTATTTTTTGGCAGGTTATGAGTATGCAGATGTTGAATGTACGCTATCAACTGACAGCACGACACAGGCAAATGCTATTGCCTTTAATGCTACTGCTGCGACCACTGTTACTGAGCAGTTGAGTAGCGGCGATATTGATATCGATTTATTACCAACTTACGCGGAGATTGTTACGCCGTCTAGCGTCAATTTTACTTACGCAGGTAAAAACTACTTTGACAAAAACGGCAGTATCTATACTGACTTAGATCCAAAAACAGGCGCGGCCACGATTGCAGGTAGTATTGATTATCAAGCTGCCCATGTCACTCTGACCGAGTGGCAATGGACGGATGGCGCAAAGCCCGCGCTCAAATCTTTAGCGACTAGCTTAAACGGCAATCCAGTCGATAGCGTGACATTTCGTACACCATCGGCCCCAATACGGCCAGGGAGCTTAGAGGTGCGAGCCACAACGCTAGACGGCGTTAATCTCAGTGCCAAAGCCGATCTGTCAGGCAAGTTGGACGCGCCAGGTATCAAAGGCTTTGTCGATGCTGAATACGGCTTGGGACAAGTGCAGTTTGGCAGCTGGATGACAGCAGCTGGCAACGAGTCAGAGCCGTGGTATAACGCTGATGCGGTCAATGAGGACGGTAAGATATGGCGACCTGAGCACGTATTCGCTAACACGATTACTTACGATACACGCTCATACAGCTACCTACCCATTGATAGCAACGTCGTCAAAATCGATACGGTACGCCTACCACAAGACGGCCGCATCCCGATTTTCCGTCGTGGCGACACTATCATCATTGGTAATCGCCAAACAACCGATATTGGCTCAGCGCACACAGGTGGTCAAACTGTCACGCTACCACGCAATGACGTGACGCGCATCGCTGTCATGGATGCGGACGATAAGCAAGTCAATGCTGAGCTTTGGGACTACGACCTTGCCGCTGGCACCATTACCTGGCGCACGCCGCTTGATCTATCTGACTATAAAATGCCGTTAAAAGTCATGCACGCACAAGAAGAACGCAATCGCATCCGTGAAGCAGACATTGATGGGACGCTATCGCTCATCTTTGCAAACCGCCGTAGCTATCCGATTGCTGATACTTATGTGTCTAGTGTTTTGATTGGTGGTGATCTGCAAGTGCGCGTCTCAGTGCCCTTTACACAGCGCTCATGGAATAACGTTTGGCAAGATACGCCTGTTGGCGAGCAGCTGCTCAACAAGCTCAATCTAAAAGATTACCCGATGGTGCTCACAGATGATGGCGCGATCAAAGAGCGCTGGATGATTAAGATGACAGGTACAAATCAATTTGAGCTATACGGTGAGACGTTGGGCTTTGTCATGCGTGGTGACACGTTGACTGACTTGCAACCGATTAATCCCGCAACAGGCAAACCGTATTTTACGCTACCAAAGCAAGCCTTTGGTGCCGACGCGCCATGGGCTAATCAAGACATTATACGCTTAAACACATGGGGCACACTGCTACCGATCCTAGTGCTTTGCGCTGTGCAACCTAATCCAAATCCACCGACTGGCACTGATGGTTATACGATGTGCTTTTATGGTGACACCACTGAAATGAACGTTTAAGGAGAGTGAGATGAGTTTATTAACACCAGAGCGCGTGCCAGTTAAAGTTTACAAGTGGGATGACGCGGATGCGCCCGTGCTTGATAAAAGTGTCGGGTGTATCGGTACAATACTAAAAGCCTGTCTTGTGACAGGGTATGGCACAAAGGAGAGTGCAGGATGGACACTTACTCATGAAGATACGGCATCAAAAACAAAGATTTTAGGTTTTGATGATATGACTGGCTTACCTGTATCGCTGCGTCTAAAAAGTGAAGATGCTAATACAATGGGCGTTCAGTTAGTTAAAGATGTTGTAAGTGCAAATGACGCTACTGTGATTATTGAATGTGAGACCAGATTTAAGTTTTTTGGATCAAAGCTAACTGGCGAATGGACAGTCATAGCTAGTGAAAAAGGATTTTGGTTTTTTGCTCAAATCTTACATCAGCATGCGCCAGCGAACGAAACGGGTGTTTTTTTATTTGCAGGCACAGTCCCAGGAATGTTGTCCTCTGCATTTGTAATTAAGCATACAGGCGGCACTTTTGCTGATACTGATGCAGATCGTTTTGGTGTTGCATATGCAGGCAATGGCAAGGACGCTACCACACCTGCTGTTGCCTATAGATTAGATAACGGATCAAAAATAAAAGATAATTTTGACACTATGTGGAATAGCACTGATAACAAAACCCCTAATCCTTTAGTAGCCCCCCTTTACCTTTATGGTGCAGGAGATGTGTATCAAATGCCGCTTTTATCGCCAAGTCGCGCGGACTATCTTAATTTTGCGAACGCGGGTGCAAATGTCAATGCAATGAATTTTTGTACATCGACACAGTATATTGTAGCACGAGACAATGTTTATATACCTACTGACAGTTGGGGTGTCTAAATGATTTTAATGCCAATTATCCACGTCATAAATCATGGCGGCTACATTGCTGGGGCTAATGACGGTATTGTGACAGTACAAGGCAAACCAGTCGCACGTAAAATATGGCTACTTAATGCTCAAACCTTAGCAGTTGAGCAAGTTATTACGTCGCTTAAAAACGGTCATTACATATTTATGGGGCTTGACCCCGCTAAAAAATATTTAGTAATGGTGCGTGACTATAAAAAAGAGTACGAGCCATTTGTCTGGGATTACGTGGCACCAGCCGACGATTTGACGATTGACGAGCAACAGGCACTATGGCAGAGCTGGCAAACTAATTAAGGCGGATATATGGCAAGCTCATTAAAATTACAGCTTGAGCGTGTCATTAGCGTTAATCGCTTATCTAATGCGCTAGAGCTACCGCTTGACCGCAAATTAGGTGACTTATCGCGCTACACGTATGTCTATACTGATGCTTTACCGCTACGCATGGAGCGACGGATTAGCAAGCAGCCAGCACCTAATGCGCTGTATCTAGCACTCAGCCAGCCGCTTGGCACACTAGCACCGCCTACGTTTGTCACGTCTAATGCGCTGCCGTTACCGCTGTCTGTATTGATATCTGAGCAACCAGCATCAAACGTGCTACCGCTTGGTATGAGTCGTAAGCTCGGCACAATATTTGGTGCGCCTGTTATTGTACCGCCAGTTGATCCTACTGACCCAACAGATCCGACAGACCCCGTTGATCCAGAGCCACCGCTTGAGTATGCACCGCCAATGACTGCGCTTGCGTCATACATTAGCAGTGTTATCACTGGTGTACGCGGCATTAATCATTGTCGCGACTGGCATCATAACGGGCGCGATATCGCTAATGACCGCGATGTCATGCGTACAGATGTGGTCAACATTGCACAGCGCTACTCGATGCAGATGCGTGGATTGATACCGATTGCCAATGATGCGTTTACGCTAACCTCGCAAGTATTTGAGCTAGCACGCGACGCACGCATTAGCTATATCGCTTTTATACCTATATACAATGAGCGCCAGTTTAAACACAGCTCAACAGTCGGCTATAGGCGATGTATTAAGGCTCACAGCGCAAAGGTCGCGCAATACCGTAACTGCAAGACGCTACCACTCGACCCAGCGGTTAATTTTTCGGCCAGTACTGGTCATAAAGTACATGGCGTTGGTATTGATAGATGCCAAAGCACCAAAGTACAGCACGCTGTTCTGGTGCCAGATCGCTATTACCCAATACCGATACCACCGCCTGTTAAACCGCCTAACGTCTGTCGCATTAGACCGCCAAGCAGCGAGTTACCGCTACGCATGGCACGGCAACGACGCGGATTATTATCAAGCAATTTACCGCTGTCATTAACCTGTTGGCATGATGATCCGCCACCAGTTATCCCAAATTTAAGGAGTTATATCGTGCACAACACTATTACGGCAAATGTCGGCGGTATAGCTATTGATCCGCTGTCATTCGGTATTAAAGCTGACATGGATGGTTACTACTGGCAAGGTAATATCGCTATCACAGCAAAAGATTACGCTAAGATTAAGCATAAACTGGACGTACCGCGCGGATCAGAACCGATGATTAATGTGACAGTAAATGGCTTCCCGTTGAGCTTTATAGCAGAGGATCAGCAGCGCAGTCGTCAGTTTGCACAGCAGACGTACAGCTTGAGCGGACGATCAATCACAGCGCGTCTGGGTGCGGACTATGCGGTTTCGCAAGGTGGATTGATTGACCAGGCAAGCTACGTCAGCCAAATTGCAGCGCAGCAGCTTAATGGACTGTCTATCAGCATTTTGGACTGGGATATTAACGATTGGTTAGTGCCTGCAAGCGCTTACAGCGTTGCAGGTAAGACGCCGATTGCTGTATTGGCTGATATTGCTAAAGCAGCGGGAGGTTTCCTCATGAGCCACCCTAGCGAACCTACGGTGTCGTTAAAGCCCCGCTGGAAAGTTGCAGCGTGGGACATGGCAACTGCTACGCCTGATGTGATAGTCCCAGCAGACGTTATTAGACAGATAAATGACCAAAAGCGTGTCAATCCACGCTACAACACTGTGCGGCTTAATGGTGCAACAGAAGGCGCAGAGGTTTATAGACAAACGCAAGGACGCGACGCTGAAGCATCGACACAAGACCATCCGCTTTACACTGATAGAGACGCAATGTTACCCGCAGGCACTGCTATACTCTCTGACAGTGGCACGCACGGTGACTATACGATAAAGCTGCGATGGGCAGATAAATACAATCTACCACTCGCGCAATTAGGCGAGATATGGCAATTTAATGATCCAGAGGGCGCATGGCGAGGTGTAATTACAGGTGTTAGCGTTGATATCGATCAAGACAACGATGCGCCCACAGTGTGGCAGTCAATCAGTGTCGATCGCTATTTGGACGCATAGGAGCTACAGATGAATCTATTAAGTCAGTTTGACCAATTGTTCAGTCGTACTGAGCGAGGTACTGCTCTCATCACGGGACAGCGTGGCGGTGGCAAGTTAGTCGCTCAGACTGAATCAGGAGCAACTATATTGCTTGATGGAGAGATGGAGACAGGTAAGAAGGTCTATTATGACCGAGTGAGTAGCAAGGTACTAGGCGAAGCACCTAATGTCGCTTACGCAGAATATCCCGTTTAATGAGCGTTTAAAGGCTGTTAAACTATCAGTATTTAATTGTACATATCTATGCACAATTAAATGCTTTTTACGTTTTACGTCATGCACAATTAAATGCGTATTTATGCACAACTAATCGCCGTTTTACAGAAGATGGCACTCAACAATAATTTCACGTATTAAACCCAAATAAAAAAGAGGTCTGTGTAGATCTCTTTTTTTTTGGTAAGCATCTGCTGAACCCCACTTCTTTAGTGAGCAGATAATATTTATTATTCATTATTTAGGAATTATTAAATCCTATAAATATCATTTATTGGATTAATTTACTTTGGTATTGTGCATATCATTCCCCAGTTAAAAATAAGGAACAACTATGAGTAAGATGATGAATGCGCTTATCCTAGAAAATTTCGGTGATCATGAATTTAAACGTGTAGAACTCCCTATACCTCAACCAGAGGCTGGGCAAGTTCTAGTACGTATTCATGCCAGTGGTGTAAACCCTATTGATTATAAAATTCGTCTTGGTGAAGCACCATATGCTATGCCAGAGCTTCCTGCCGTGTTAGGCACGGATATGGCTGGAGTTGTAACTGCTGTTGGTGAAGGTGTCACTCACTTCAACGTCGGAGATGAAGTTTACGGTCTGATTGGTGGCGTTCGTGGTCTTCAAGGATCTTTAGCAGAATATGTTGCAGTAGATGCTGATCTGATCGCATTAAAGCCACGGAATATCTCTATGCGCGAGGCAGCAGTACTACCATTGACGTTCCTCACCGCTTGGGAAGGTTTAGTGGATAGTGCGAAGGTCCAACCAGGGCAAACTGTACTTGTTCAAGGTGGTGCTGGTGGCGTTGGTTATATGGCGGTTCAGCTTGCAAAAGCACTTGATGCAAATGTTTGGGCGACTGGTCGTACAGCTGATCAATCACTGATTTCAGAACTCGGTGCAACACCTCTCGATTACACAACAGCATCTTCCGATGACATTATTGCTGCAAGCCCTGAGGGTCAAGGTTTTAACATTGTTTACGACACTGTGGGTGGTCCAGTACTCGAAGCGTCACTTTCCATGACGACTCACTATGGCCACATCACCAGCTGTGCTGCATTTGGCAATCATAATTTAGCGAATTCATCTCTACGGAGTGCCACAGTGTCTGGCGTATTCGTCCTAATGCCGACGTTAACAGGCAATCGCCGTGCTCATCATGGTGATGTCCTTAAGACCGCGACTCGTCTCGTTGAGGAAGGTAAACTGCGTGCTATTGTTGATCCTCGTCATTTTACTCTAGACCAAGCGATTGAGGCTCATGATGCTGTTCAAGATCGCTCTGCCAATATTAAGGTAGTTATCGATGTCATTTAACGCACTTCAGGCCAAGACTTGGCGCTTCAATTGTATTGGAGATACAGATGTTCTGACATTAGAAACACTTCCTGTTGCTTTACCAGCCGCAGGAGAAGTTCTAATACAGATGAAAACGATCGGACTCAACCGAGCTGATGTAATGTTTCGGCGTGGTACTTATATTCAAAAGGCAGTATTCCCTTCTCGTCTGGGATATGAGGGAGCAGGCATAGTTCTTGCGGTAGGTGAAGGTGTACGCCAATTTTCTCCAGGAGATGCAGTATCGATTCTTCCTACTGACAATCTCGCCAAATATGGGACATATGCGGACAAGCTTCTGATTCCAGAAAATTTTTTAGTTCACAAACCCGATAGCTTAAGCTGGGAAGAAGCTTCTTCAATCTGGATGCAGTATTTGACGGCTTGGGGTGGTGTCATCCATGCTGGTGGATTATCGAAAGGAAAAACGATCTTGATCACAGCAGCTTCAAGTAGCGTAGGATTAGCTGCGATACAGATAGCTGAAGCAGCGGGTGCTAAGGTCATTGCAAGTACACAGACGATAGAGAAAAAGCAACGTTTGCTGGATCTCGGTGTTAAAGATGTTATAGCCAGTGAAGATGAACCAGATTTGTATGAGGCGCTTGTTTTACGTTTGGGTGGAGAACATCTTGATGTCGCCTTCGATGCTGTAGGAGGGCCACATATCGAACAGATTGCAAAAGCGATGTCTGTGGCAGGAACTATGGTTATGCATGGTGCACTTAGCCCGGAGAATACACCATTTCCCCTTAAAATTGCATTACGCAAGAGCTTAACCATGCGAGGTTTTTTGTTCCTTGAGGTTCTCCATGACCCTGTTCTAAGGGAGCAAGCCAGACGATTTATTCTGAGCAGTATAGGTGCAGGATATCTTCGTCCAGTGATCGACCGTTGCTTTAACTTTGAGGACATGCATGACGCTCAGCGCTATCTTGAATCAAATCAGCAAATAGGAAAAATTGTAGTTACTCTAGATACATGATGGTCTTATCTGATTTAGGTTTCTATATGGCCCAGCACTTCCACTAAGTAATCAAACAATGCTCGGATTCGCAAAGGTGTCGGGCCCCGCTGTGGACGATATAAATACAGACGCCAAACGGGAGAGGTTTCCTCATGAAGTATATGAATGAGCTTACCACTCCTAAGCCACGGCAAAACTAGAAATCCAGGCATGTGTCCGAATCCAACTCCAGCGAGAATAGCTTGAAATTCAGCTTCTAGATCATCTGTAATAAAACGGGGCTTTGATGGCGTAAAGCTTCGACTTTCGGTGAATGTCCATGGCCAGTAACGCCCTGTTTTATGATCGAATAGTGCTGTTAGAGGGTATTTATCAAGGTCAATAATTTTTTTGGGCATTCCAACCTTATCAATTAACTCTGGCGTACCAACAGAATAAAATTTCACTTTAGCCAATTCCCTTGCCACATATCGATTGTCCGGCAAAAATCCAAATCTGATCCCGATATCTATCCGCTCATCGATCACATCCGAGTGTGAGTCTGTTAGCACACAATCCACGACAATATCTGGATAACGTGTGGCAAATTCTGCTAGTGCAGGTACTACCAATTTACGCCCTAACACAGACGACACAGTAAGGCGGACAGTCCCACGCATTTCATCTCGTTTTTCCTTGGTGTCTTTTACAAGCAAAGCATCGATCGATTCCACTGCAAGACGTGCTTGCTTTGCCAGACGCTCACCATCAGCGGTAATTTTAATTTGTCGAGTACTCCTGTAAAACAGAATCTCTCCGCGCTGCTCTTCTAGCTCTTTTATTGCCCGTGTCACTACCTGAGGGGAAATACCCAACTGAGTTGCTGCCTCTTTAAAATTTCGAGACTCTGCTGCGACACAAAAGATACGCATCATTTCCAATTTGTTCTGCATGTCCAAACCTGTGTTATGGTAATTATTCCGAAAATAGGAATTCTGAAAGATAATATTATTCATTTATTATACCTAACAAGGCTGCAATACTTAACCCTCCAATATAATTGACAGATAGGTTAAAGGTTACTTGTATGAATAATATAGAAAATAAAGTTATTGTTATCACTGGTGCAAGTAGTGGTTTAGGTGAAGCTACTGCTCGCTTACTTGCTAAAAAAGGTGCAAAGGTTGTCATTGGTGCTAGACGTACTGAAAAATTAGAGGCTATTGTTCAAGACATTCGTGCTGAAGGTGGTCAAGCTGAATTTATTGGTGTGGATGTAACCAAGCCAAATGAAGTGCAAGCACTTATTGAAAAGGCATTAAGCGCATTTGGTCAAATCGATGTATTGGTAAACAATGCTGGATTGATGTCTATTGCACCATTAAGTGAGTTAAAAGTTGATGAATGGGATCGTATGATCGACATTAATATTAAAGGTGTTCTTTATGGTATAGCAGCTACCCTACCTGTTTTCCAAAAACAAAACTTTGGACACTTTATTAACCTCTCATCTGTTGCAGGGGTAAAAGTATTTAGTCCAGGAGGTACTGTTTATAGCGGTACTAAGTTTGCTGTAAGAGCCATCTCAGAAGGCCTTCGTCATGAAGTTGGAGAAACAATTAGAACGACTACTATTGAGCCTGGTGCAATTGAGTCAGAACTAAAATTCGGTTCTTCTCATAAAGAGAGTTCAGAGTTTGTTACTGATTTCTACAAACAAGCCATACCATCTGACTCAGTCGCTCGAGCAATTGCTTATGCAATTGAACAGCCTGCGGATGTAGATATTAATGAAATTGTTTTGCGCCCAACGAGCCAAGAGTTTTAATGATTGAATAACATAAAATGGGAGCACTTCGCTCCCATTTTTACTCTATTTTTTTAAAGCTGAGGACAAATCTATGAAAGCCGTATCTTATGTTATAAACAACCATGATGATTTTAAAAATTCATTGGTAGATATTGAAAAAGCGAAGCCTACGCTTAAAGAGCGTGATGTACTGGTAAAAGTTCAGACAATCTCTGTGAATCCAGTTGATACCAAAGTGAGAAAAAATTCGTCTGAAGCAAATAATCGTATTTTAGGTTGGGATGCCGTTGGGGAAATTATTGAAGTTGGCTCAAAAGTTACCTCGTTTAAAGTAGGAGACTCTGTTTGGTATGCTGGCGATTTAACCCGAGATGGTAGTAAT